GACCAGAAAAGAGGTCACGACGGCAGTCTACAGTATTATTGGGCTCGAGACGCATTTGCTGAACCTCGGGAGAACAACCCTTCCTCGGAACATCTAATGGTTCTTGTCGATACTGATTATTATGTGCATATGAAAGATTTCCTTCTTGAGACTGACGGAAACGTGTTGTTGTATACTATTATACCACAGCACGCTGCCGTCTCGGGAGGAGAAATGTCCTACACATTTAACCACACCGGCGAGTTCGTAGCTAGAGTTCCTGGTTGTGAATTCAAACACAAAATTTGGAACTATAACAGTGATCAGCTCATGGTATCAAACCATGAGAAAACCAAGTTATACCAAGTTTCTGTCAGGACAATAGATGACGCCCACTCGGCAGTGCTGCTCAATTTAGCAGCCGAATGGCATAACCAAGAAGTCTCTATTTTGAACCTCTTACCATACTATGACAATCAGTACGCACGGATGGCAGCTGAATTGCATCAATGCAATGAAATTCAGCGCTTCAACCCCGTCAACAAAGATTGGATTAGAGTGGCCAGCATACATCCGAAGCGAGGTGACATGATTTCGACTGCCCGAGTCGGAGAGTATGCGTCCTGCAGAATTCCTGTGAGAGTTGACAACCATTTAGCGTTCCTAGCTAGAGACCCTAAATCTCCTGCGTTACACTTATATAACGTTAGAGACTGTCTTAGAGATTATGAAGATGTGACACTCGGCCCTTTAGTCGAGTTCCACAACGCTCAAATACCAGATAGACTAACGTACGTTCATCCTGCTGAAACTAGTTTCATTAAAGTACATTATGATCTGGGAACTTGGACCCCCGAACTGCCTACAAAAGTCCGGGCCTACATGTCCCCGTTCATACTTGGAGCTTCGTTCGTCCACACTAAAACTCAATCCTCGGAAAGAGTTTGTATTGATGGAAGAATCACTAAACCCCAGGCGACTCAAAGAGAAATCAATCCAGCAGTTTATAAGTATATTCGCGAATTTCTGCGTTATCTAGACCTTCCAAAGCTCAGACCCTATTCAGCGGAACAATCTATAGAGAGACAAAGAACGGGACATAAGGCCCGTAATCTAGCGTCTGCTTTATATATACCTGTACCAACTTGGAGAATGTCAGAGTTTATGAAAGGAGAACCCTACCAAAAACTAACAGACCCGCGAGCCATCCAGATGCCAACCCAATTTCACAAACTAGAATATTCACGTTACCTGTACCCGATCTATGATTGGATGGGCCAACAGCCGTGGTATGCATTCCACAAGGGGCCCCGAGAATTCTCGGAATCCGTTGCACGAATCTGCAGATCAGCCACGACTATCCTAGAGGATGATTGGACACGCTGGGATGGGCATAAGAGACAAGAAGACCGAGACCTAGAAAGAGCATTGCTAATAGCGATGTTTGAAGGCGACGATCTCAAGAAAGTCCTCCAACTCCACGAGAAGACTTTCGGGGGCGTCGCGAAATCCTCTTTCGGGGATAAGTTCGAACTCGGATATGCTCAATGTTCTGGACTCATGGACACATCGGCCTTCAACTCGATAGTCCATTTGTTTAGAGCTTACGTCGCTTATAGGGTAACGTTAGAGTCAGATAGGGCTTGGGATTATATATTGAGGTCGTCCTTAGTAGGAGGCGACGACGGAATATTTGGAGATTTACCAGAACCATCTCTACAATTTGTGGCCAACATGTACGAAGGAAAAGTCAAGTTGTCCACGAAACGGAGAGGAGATACTGTGTGCATGCTCTCGCGCATTTTCGGACCAACAGTTTGGTTCGGAGACAGCAACAACATGGGAGACGTCCGTAGAAGATTGTCGAACTTTCATATGACAGCGAATCAGGCCACTGATGTAGCCTGTTTCCATATGAAATCTTCGGGATACGCTTACACGGACCCTGAAACCCCTCTGTTGCGAGACTTAGCAATGCTTTCAAATAAACCCGATGCCGAAGACGTTGATGGATATCATGGCCGCTGGGCCAAAGAAAACGGAAACTTTCCTAACTCCTATGAACCGTGGATGGACATGGTCATAGAGCAACAGATGCCCGGTTTTGACCGAGGCGCCTGGGCGACCTGGGTGGAGTTGAGCAAACAAGGTATTTTGCTCAACGCCCCAGTTTGTTGGGTCAAGCAGCCCGACATAGACGACACTCCGTGCGTTTTGTCGGGACTTGTCTCCAAAGTCGTCGGAAACGGAAAACATCCAGCGGCGGGAAAACCCCCTCCATTGAGGGGTGACCTTGCACCCCTTCGCAATGAACGTAAAAGGCCCAATATAGCTAAAGAGAAAGCACAACAGATCAAATCTAACCCAAAAGGAGCAGAATGTCAAAACAAGACTTCTACAACTTACCGAAGTACAAGGGACTCTCAGCACGCGAAAAACAAGCGCGCTGGGAACAACACCTAGCTTCCGTTAACCGGGCCTCAAGCCCGGTCCGTGGCGGAGGGGCCAGTGCCAAAACCTCGGCACTGCGTCCATTGACGTCAACCTCACAACCAACCTCTAAACCCTTAGCACAGTCCAATGTTGTTACAGGCAGTAGAGGAACGGATATGATTATTTCCCATCGCGAATTGATTCGTTCAGCTAATTCTTCAACGTCAGATTTTGAAACTGCCCTTCCGAATTATCTGAACAACTTCGTTGTTAACCCAGGAAATTCACACATATTCCCTTGGCTGTCAGGTATCGCGGCCAATTTCGAACAGTTTTCATTTCGTCGTCTAGCCTTCGAGAGTGTGACAGCGTACCCAACAACCAGTACAGGTACCTTCTTGAAAATGTTCGATTATGACCCGACCGATGACCCTCCGACCACTTTGCAAGAGTTCACATCCAACATGACAACACAATCCTCTCCCATCTGGCAGTCATGTCGTCTTAATGTCGACATTTCTCGACTAAATGAGATGGTTAAATGGCGTTATGTTGGAACTTCCGCCAATGCTGCAGTTAGTGGCCAAGGCCGCACGTCTGACTGTGGAAGATTTTACGCAATGGGTTTTAATACCAATTTAGCTGGACAAACCCTTCTGTTCGCGGATTATGAAATCGCACTTAGAATCCCTGTTCCAGGAATTCCTAAGTTGTTGAATGCTTACTCCGCTTCAACAGAAAACGCTGCTGTAACTGGAGTTCTCGCTCCACGACCTTTCAAGAACATTGGAGGAACCCCGACTCTGGTCACGGACTCTGGGGGACTTCAAGTTTATGGATATGACGAC